GCGGAGGCCGCCTCTACGGCGGGTCGCTGAAGTCAGCCACGTACTCGACCGGGACGATCAGCGTGACCCAGGGCTCGACCACCGTCACCGGCAGCGGGACGACCTGGAACACGCTGGTCGATGCCGGAATGCTGCTGCAGGTCGGCAATGACCGCGTCTACGTCGTGGAACAGATCAATTCCACCACGCAGCTCACGCTGCGGGACCCCTACCAGGGGGGGACGGCATCAGGTCTCAGCTACACCCTCGATCCGGTCTACAAAGTGGACGTCGCCGATCCCTACGAGGATTGGGATTTCGTCTGCGTCTGCGCGAATCGGATCGTCGTCGCTTCGGGAACCACGATCAAGTTCACCGAGGTCAACAACCCTCACACGTTCACCAACTTCCTCGGGACGACCAATCTCCACACCCTCCCGGAGGGGGCGGAGATCGTCGGTCTGGCAACCAGTGGGCAGACGGTGCTGATCTTCACGATCCGTGGCATCTACACGCTCGACGGGCTCGCGCTGAGCATTACCGACGGCAACGGCAATCCTCAGCACCGGATTCAGCAGCTCTCCTCGGAGATCGTGCTGGCGGGGGCAACCGGGCTGGCTGGATCGGGCCAGCAGATCGTCGTGCCCGCCACCGACGGCGTCTACCTGATGGACGGCGTGAGTCAGCCGACCCGGATCTCGCGACCGATCGACCGGCTCTACCGCCGGCGGGTTTCCAGTGGTTACCGACTCGGGGGCGCAGTCGTCTATCGCAACCACTACCTACTGCCGTTCCTCGATCGCTTCTCGGGAGACGTGCGCGACCTGTTCGTCTGTCGGCTGGACCGGCCACTCCGGTCCCGCGGTCAGGTCATCTATCCCTGGACGCGCTTCGACGGTGACGGGGGAGAGGTCCGGGCATTTGCGGTTCGCAACTCGGTCGGGTCAAGGCTGCCCCTCCTTCTCGGAGCTCAGCGGCGCTCACCGTCGCGAGTGCTCGACTGCTCCGGCTTTTTCGAACCGACTCACGAAAACGAAGTCGACGCGGACGGCACGCCCCACGAGTTGGACATCGTCACGCGGGACTACGAAACCGGGGCCGGGACGGAGAACATCGTCCGCGACCTGGTGCTGCGCTATGAACTGGTCGGCCAACAGGAACCGGTGCTGAAGACGGCCCGAGGGGCAGGTGCGATCGAAGCCGGTTACGCGCTCTGGGGGCAAGGGCTCTGGGGCAGTTTCAACTGGGCAGCCGAGGAAGCCGGGGCCTCGTTCATCCCGCTCGGTGACGTGCCGGTCTCAGATGAACGCGGCATTCACAAGGTGAGAGTGAACAAGCGGGATCGCTACGCCCGGTTCCGGATCCGGAGCCACGGCCCGGCTGCCTACTGCGCCCTGCGATCCCTCGCCCTACGAGTGCGTCCGAGTGGCGCGACCAGGAGGTAGGCGCGTGGCTTTCGCAACTCCCAAGACCTTCGTTGAAGGAACCAGCGCCAAGGCGAGCGATGTCAATGAAAACTTCGATGCCCTGGAGCAGGTCGTCAACGAACTGCTGAACGCTGTCATGCCGGTGGGCACTGTTATTGCCACCGCGCGGCCCAGCGCTCCTACCGGCTACCTGCTTTGCGAAGGGCAGTCCGTATCGCGGACGAAATACAGCACCCTCTTCGGCGCGATCGGCACCACCTACGGAAAAGGCGACGGCTCTACGACCTTCAACGTGCCGGATCTCCGCGGGCGTGTGCCGGTCGGAGTCGATGCGGGCGCGAATCGCCTCACCTCGGGCGGGGGGGGCAGTGGCCCGAATGCGCTTGGAAATGCTGGCGGCGACCAGCACATGCCATTCCACACGCACGACGCCGGATCGATGGGAACCACCCCGAACGGCAACTTCCACCGGCATTCGATTCCCGGGTTCGCTAACACGCGCAAGGAGGGAAACCTGAACTCCTACACCAACTGGGATGGCGACAGCGTCGGCAACAAGACCGATATCGAGGACGCGACCCATATCCACGGCGTGACCGGTCGAACCGCCGGCGAAGGGTCGGGCAGCAGCGGCAACATGCCTCCCTACCAGGTTGTCAACTACGCGATCAAGGTCTAAGCGATGGTGTTCGGAGCGCTGAAAAGCGAGGGCGATCTGAGGCGGTGGCTCGAAGACCAGCTGAGGACGCCTGGTGTCATGCCCCGCGAATCCCAACCTGCCGTCTCTCTGACGAAAGCCGGAGCGCCCGCGGATACCGACTTCCCCAGCACTCCGGCCGACGGGGTCCTGGCACTCGATACCACGGGGCCGACCCTCTACGCCCGGGTGGCGGGGGAATGGAAACCGCTGTAGATGGCTGTAGGAATCGGACAGGGACGCAGGGCGAAAGTGCCGAAAGCTGCTGGCGGGGGGTCGGCTGGCGCGGCCGCTAATCCCTACGGCCTGACGCAGCCGCCGTCTGGGTCGTATGACCCGGCCCTAGAGGCGCAACGTCGGGCCTCTCATCGTGGTCTCGAAGATCTGGAACAGGACACGAGGCGAGGCGAGCACTTTGCCGAACGAGACCTGGAGCATGCCCTGCGCGGGATTCACATCAACACCGCTCGCCATCGGTTCGATCTGAACCGCCAGTTCGGGCGCGGAGTTACGAAACTGGCAAACCAGGAATCCGACACCAAGAAAGATGCGGGCCGCCAAGAAGAAGATTTCCACACCCGTCTCGCAGACATCGGCAGGCAGTTTGCGGAGCTAGGACAGCGCCAGGGGGAAGGCAGCAACGCCGCAGGGGTCAACGACGCGGGCACTGCCGCAGCGTCTGCTGCCGCCCGTGGTCGCAACCAGACGCTTGCAGAAGCACCGATCCACACGGCGGAAGGCCGACTTCACGAAGACCTCCTGACGGCACTGGATCGGATTGCGCAGTCGCACGGCTACCTCGAACAGGATCTAGCGACCTCCACGAAACGCCTCAACACCGACCGGGATATCTCCCGTGCCGAAGCCCATCGCGAAACCGACCGGAAACTGCTCGGCTACGACACCGAACTTGAACGAGGGAAGCGGGAGGCGACCATCACGGACGCGGACTTGTTGGAAGAGGAGATATACGGTGCTCGCCAGAACCACCCGGGCGCCTTCAACAACCAAGGAGAACGCAACGGCCAGACCGGCGGTGGGGGGTCAAAGCCGAACAACCGGCCCGCCGTCGGCGCGGGGCAGCCTGCCAAAGGAAGGAGAAGGCGCTGATGGCTCGGATACCAGTGGTCGGGACGAAACAACTTCATACGGCTCAGCTCTCCCCCGAAGTCCGCAAGATCCTGCACCACAGGGCGGTCAAGGCGAGTCGTCGGGCCTATGCGCCTGAACTGGCGGCCGATCGGGCTGCGCTCGCTGGGATCAACCACGAATTCCAGAACGAAGCTTCCTCCGTGCGCGGGGCAGCCACCATGACGGAGGACATGCTGGCGCAAGCTCTGAAAGGGCTGAAGGCGTCCGGGTTGTCAGGGCGCTATCTCCAGCAGGCGGTGCAGGAGCTGACCTCGAGACAGGGAGACGCAGCGGCCGGCGTTCCCTTCCTGCTGTCCGACGCGCGGGAAAATCGGGATCAAGCTCTCGGTGAAGCGCGGCAGGAATTGCTCATGGACCGCGCTCATATGCAGAAAAGCGCCGCGGAAAAATTCGACTCTCTCCTGAAGGAAGAACGCGGTGCGGCGTCCTCGGTCCTCAAGGAACAGGCCGACCAGCGGCAGAGCGAAATGGAATCGCAGACGCCGAAGTTCGATCCGACCCATCTCGCCAACGCGAAGCTGGCGCTGCGAAATGCGCTAAAGAAATGGAGCGAAAACCCGACTATCGAAGTGAATGGCGAAGAAATTCCACTTCAGCAGTTCAACCCGCTCAAGACCAGGGATGATTACCTGCGGCTGGCTCACGAACTGGAAAAGGAGTACTCGGGCTTCGATCTCCATGACGTGATGCATGTAATCGGCAGCCTTCTCACCGACCGCAAGCGCCACGAACACGAAGGCAGGCTCGTTCAGCCCGGAGTGCCCGGGCCAGGCCGGGGGGCGTAAGCCATGGCGTCATCCCGAAGCGTACGCCTGCACGAGGGTCGCGTTAAACAACCCGGGGTGCCGTACGGTCCTCGGAACTCTCCCAAGCCCCCGCGCCAGTCCGGCGGCACCTCAGGGGATCTGACGGTTCGTCACCACAAGACGCGCACGCCGGTCAAGCCCTACAACCCGGATGCCCCGCCGACTCCGGTCCAGCGGGGCATCCGGCGAGAACAGCACTTCCTGGCTCCTCTTCAGTCGGCGATCGAGGACGCCTACTACCGAGGAATCGAGCCGAACTACGTCGGCTTGCGCAAGACCTACGGCCCGAAGGCATCAAAGCTCGCCGAAGAAGCCTTCATCCAGCACGTCGCTGCCCACGAAAACCTCAAGGAAGACCCGATCGCGGAAACGGCGATCGGCACCATTGCGACGCTCGGCGTCGGCGGATTGGCAGGGCTCATTCGCGGCGGCGGCACGGCTGCTCTAAGCGAGGCAGAGGCGCAGGCGGCGAAGGCTGGAGCAACTGAGGCAACGGGCGAGGTGACGGGCGGTGGAGCCCGTGCCGCATTGAAGGGCATCCTCGAGGGGGCGGCGTCCAAGGCTGAGCCCGTCACCGAGGCGATTCCCCAGAGCGTGAAAACGGGCGCGAAGGTGGCTGCCCGCGGTGCGGCCTATCCGGTCCGCCACCCGATCTCTTCACCGCTCGCCCTTGAGGCTCCGGGCGCTCTGCTCCACAAAGACCCGAGCGCGTTCTCGAAAGCCCTCGAAGGCAAAGGTGTCTACGCGAATATCGCCAGCGGATTGGCGGGCGCTGCCTCCCACATCTCCCCCGTCCTAGGAGAACCCTTCACGCTTTCCGCATCCGTCCTCCCGAGCGCGTGGCTGGGCGGCAAGGCGGCGATCAACGCGGCCCAAGGACAGCCTGACGAACTCAACGCCCTTCTCAAGCAGTGGGAGGCGACTGGCCTCCTGCCGGCGCTGGCCGAAGGGAACGTCGGCAAGGCCGCGCACAACTTCGGGGCCCACCCCCTCGCGGGCCTACTCGAAGGCTCGGGTGCCCTCAACGCTGCGGGTCGAGTGGCGGGTGCAGCTGCGAGGGGAGTCCCCGGCGCCGACCTGGCGTCCCTTGAGAGAAAAGCACTCCCCGTTAGAGGGACTGGAATCAACGTCCAGCGCGAGTACAGCCGTGACTTGCTGCGGCAGCTAGGGCAGCGAGGGTTTGATCGGACTCGCTGGGGCAGGGAAATTGCGCCGGACACCCTCCGCGGGCGAAAACGCCTGAAGGAGGCCGCCAACCGCTTCAGCTCCGGACAGGAGGCGATCCGCCGAGAGCACGCCCACCAAGACATCAAGGCGCTCAAAGGCGTCCTGCCGAAGAAGGGACTCGTGAAGCGGCTCGACCGCAAGAGCGCCGAAATCGTCAACCTCGCGGTAGAGCGGATCATCCAGAAACCCGAGTCGTTCTTCACGGATTTGGCCGACTACAAAGAGATGCTGGAAGCCGCCGCCAAGGAGACCCTTGACAACGGCAAGCCTCGGCTGAATAAGAGAGAGCTTGCTGCTAACAGGGATCTGGTCAAGCAGATCGAGCGGGGGATCAAGCGCGGGAACCCGGAGCACGTCGTCCATGCCGCTAACGCCTTCATCGATCTGCAGAAGCCGATCCTTGAAGAGCTGGTCGACCTGAAACTACTGACGCCGGATCAGGCTGAGAAGGCCAACGCGATCCCGTTCGCCCGGGTCCACATGGGGGCAGGGCACCATGAGGAGCACGGCGTGGTGGACGCTCAGGGGAATCCGCTCAGCCTCGACGCGATTCACCAGGAGATGGACCGTCGTGGCGTCGAACGCCCCGGCTTCCTGAGCCACCGGGCCCCCGCCAACTCGGACTTCTACCGGCCGTCATTCGGCGGGGCCACGCTCGACAAGGGCAGCCGTACCGGTCAAGCCGTCGTCTCGGGAAGCCAGATGGGGGGGATCGAGGGGATGGTGCGCCAGCTCCGGCGTTCCCGTGGTCTTGTCGATCGAGCCCGTGCCTGGAACGAGGCGATCAACCGTTTCGGCGTGGAGGTCAGAGGCGTGGACACGATGGCCGAGGCCAAGCGGGTCATGGAGGATCCGGCGCGCTACGGGCTCGACCCCGGCATCAACCCGGTCCCTGTCCCGCGACATCCGTTCGGCGCGAAGAAACGAGAGATGGAAGGCGCCCTCGAGCACCAGAGCC